GAGAAGCTGAACGCCCCGTTCGACGCCAACCTTGCGGACTACATGAGCGAGGACGAGCTGATGGACCTCTCTATTGAGCTGATGTCTGAGGTCGATGCCGACATGACCAGTCGCAAGGAGTGGTGCGACATTTATGTGGACGGCCTTGACCTGTTGGGGCTCAAGTATGAAGAGCGAAGCGAGCCATGGGAAGATGCCTGTGGGGTTTCCTCAAGCCTGCTGAGTGAGGCGGCTGTGCGTTTTCAAGCCGAGACGATGAGTGAGACGTTCCCTGCCAAGGGTCCGGTGAAGACGAAAGTTATTGGCAGAGAGACCAAAGAAAAGCTGGAAGCTGCCGAGCGCGTCCGAGAGGACATGAACTACCAGCTCACCGAGAAGATGACGGAGTATCGCACCGAGCACGAGCGGCTACTGTACACCCTGTCGCTGGCCGGTTCCGCATTCAAGAAAGTGTATTACGACCCCACGCTGGGTCGTCAGGTGTCGCTCTATATCCCCGCTGAAGAAGTTATCGTTCCTTACGGTGCCTCTACCTTGGAGAATGCCGAGCGCTGTACACACATCATGCGTAAGACCGAGAATGAGATGGCGAATCTCATGGCGAGCGGGTTTTACCGCGATGTCGAGCTGAGCGGACCTGAGCCCTACAGCACTGACATTGATGAGCGCAAAGCTGAGATATCCGGCATAGACCTCAACGAAGACAACCGGTACACGCTCTATGAAGTCCATGTCACAACACAGATACCGGGATGGGACGGTGTTGTAGACGACGACAGCGAAGTACTTGCCAAACCCTACGTAGTGACTATTGAGAGAAGCTCCGGCGAGATACTGGCGATACGTCGGAACTGGAAAGAAACGGACCCTCTAAAGCTCAAGCGCCAGCACATGGTTCACTACACTTACGTGCCGGGGATGGGTTTCTACGGTCTTGGATTGATCCACTTGGTGGGCGGCTATGCGCGTGCCGGAACCTCGCTTATCCGTCAATTAGTTGACGCAGGTACACTGTCTAACCTACCCGGCGGTCTAAAATCTCGCGATTTGCGTCAAAAAGGTGACGATACGCCCATCGCTCCGGGTGAGTGGCGGGATGTTGACGTACCCAGCGGGTCTATCCGTGACCACCTGATGCCGTTGCCTTACAACGAGCCTAGCCAGACGTTGCTGGCGCTGTTGGAGCGGATCACTAACGAGGGTCGCCGGATGGGTGCGATTTCTGACATGAACGTGTCAGATATGTCGAATCAGAACGCGCCGGTTGGCACCACGTTGGCGTTGTTGGAACGGGTTCTCAAGCCCATGACTGCAGTGCAGGCTCGCGTCCACTACGCCATGAAGCAAGAGTTCAAGATGCTCAAGGCGATTATTGCCAAGCACGCGCCGATGACCTACGACTACGAGCCGGAAAAGGGTGAGATTTCTGCGCGGCGTGGTGATTATGAGCTGGTAGAAGTGATACCGGTGAGTGATCCTAACTCATCAACGATGGCACAACGTGTCGTTCAGTATCAAGCGGTGTTACAGATGGCGCAGCAAGCGCCGCACATTTATGATCTTCCTGAGTTGCATCGAGGTATGCTTGATGTCTTAGGAATAAAGAACGCTGAAAAGCTGATCCCGACATCTGACGACGCCAAGCCGCGTGACCCGATCTCTGAGAACATGGGCAACCTGACGGGCGAGCCCCTGAAGGCCTTCATTTATCAGGATCACAAAGCGCATATCATGGCCCACCAGAGCTTTATTCAAGACCCTCAGATCATGGCTGGGATTGGGCAGAACCCGCAGGCAAAACAGATCATGGCTGCCATGCAGGCGCACATCGCAGAGCACATGGCCTTCGACTATCGCAACCAGATGCAAGACAAGCTGGGTGTCGCGTTGCCCCCTCCGGACCAAGAGCTGCCCGAGGAGCTGGAAGTGTTGATGTCACGTGCTGTCGCTGACGCAGGCAAGCAGTTGACCCAGCAGAAGCAGCAGATGGCGGCACAACAGCAAGCGCAACAGCAGGCCCAAGACCCCGCCATGCAGCTGCAGAAGATGGACGCTGAGACTAAACGGATGGAAGTCATGCGCAAGGCCGAGAAGGATAAGGCTGACGCTGAAATCCGCAGGGCTGAGCAGAACCGCAAGGCGACGTCCGACTATGTCGATGGCCAGCTGCGCTCAGAAGAGATCGCCGAAGATCGACGCAGCACTAATCTTGATGCACAACGTGCCAATATAGAGCTGACAAATCAGCGCGAAGAGATGGATAAACGAATTCGTCTGGACGCCTTGCAGAAGCTGATGGACCGCTATAACAGCCAGAAGGGACCGAGTGATGTATAGCGGAGAAAATATCGTTGATGCTCTAAATAAGGAGATTGACGCGTTGAAGGAGGCTCTTGCGAGAGGTCACGCCGACTCTTACGAGACCTATAAAGGACTCTGTGGACAAATCCGAGGTCTGTCCACAGCTATACGTGTAGTAACCGACCTCGCGAAACAGCAAGAGAATGATGATGATGACTGAGCAGTTAAAGCTAGACCTTGATTTAGAAAAGCTGGACAAGATCAACAACGTCAAAGGTGACGTCCCCCCTGAATCATCGGAGGGGATGGCTGATGAGCAGCTCGAAGAGTTGATTCCTCGTCCGGTGGGTTACCACCTGCTTGTCGCCATGCCGAAAGCCGATGAGACATTTGGTGAAAGTGGTCTGTTGAAGACTGCCGAGACCATTCACCACGAGACGATTTTGTCGATGGTGGGTCTGGTGCTTGACATGGGCAAGCAAGCCTACAAGGACGAGGCGCGGTTTCCTGACGGACCGTGGTGCAAAGTGGGCGATTACGTGATGTTTCGTACCAATAGCGGTACGCGATTTAAGGTGGCGGGGCAGGAATACCGCTTGTTGAACGACGATAGCATCGAGGCCACTGTTAGTGACCCGAATGCTATCTCCCGTGTTTGAGGACATGTGCGATGGGACAGAAAATGGAAATTGAGATTGAAGACGACAACTTTGACAACGACGACAAGGTTGAACTGCTGACGCCAGAACAGGCGCAAGAGCAGGAAGAGGCTGCCGCCAAAAAGAAAAAGGCTGACGATGATCTGGAACTTGAGATCGTCGACGATACGCCTGAAGAAGACCGTGGACGAAAAAAATCTGAGCCTCCCGAAGAGGTTACTGATGATGAGTTAGAGAATTACTCGGAGAAGATTCGTCAGCGTATCAAGCACTTTTCTAAAGGCTATCACGACGAGCGCCGAGAGAAAGAGGCGGCTATTCGTGAGCGCCAAGAGCTTGAAAATTATGCCCGCAAGCTCTTGGAAGAGAACAACAATCTGAAGCAGACTACCGGCAAGAGCCGTGAAATGCTGCTGCGGCAAGCCAAGCAGCGTGTGGAATCTGATCTTCAGCAAGCGAAGCGTGAGTACAAGGAAGCCTATGAGGCGGGCAATGGCGACGCACTGCTTGAGGCGCAAGAGAAGTTGAATATTGCGCAAAATCGTTCCTCCCAGTTAGAAAATATTAAGCTCCCCGCTTTACAGGAGCAAGAAAGTGCCGTAAAAGGGGGATCATCTGTAACGAATCAACCGCAACAACGGCAGGTTGATCCAAAAGCACAGGCATGGACGAAAGAAAACACATGGTTTGGGACCGACGACGAAATGACCGGCTTTGCACTTGCAGTGCACCAGAAGCTTGTCAAGGGCGGCGTCGATCCTCAAAGCGATGAATACTACGAGAAGTTAAACGCTCGTATGCGAACCGTGTTTCCCGATAACTTCGAGGACACGGGAGAGAGCACGAAAAACGATAGCGACGCGAGCGTCGTGGCTCCAGTGACTAGAACAACCAGCCCTAAAAAGCTGCGTCTAACACAGAGTCAGGTCCGCATAGCTAAAAAGTTGGGAGTGCCTCTGGAACAGTACGCCAAAGAGGTAGCGAGTTTGGATAGGGGACAGTAAGATGACAGAGACAGCGAAAACGGCAGAGAGGGAAGAGCGTACGCCACGTAACCTTGAAACGCGTGAGAAATCAGAGCGAGTCAAGAAGTGGCGAAAGCCTGAAGTCCTGCCAACGCCCGATCCTGTGGAGGGATATTCTTTCCGCTGGGTACGTGTAAACACACTGGGTAACGTCGACCCGTCGAATGTTTCCGCAAAATTGCGCGAAGGTTGGGAGCCTGTGAAGGCTAAAGACCACCCCGAGATTCAGCTTGTCACGATTGAGAATAATCGTTTCAAGGACAACGTGGTGATCGGCGGCTTGATGCTCTGCCGTGCACCGGTCGAGATGGTTGAGGAACGCACTGAGTATTATCAAGAGCAGACCAAACGCCAGCTTGAGTCGGTGAACAACAACCTGATGCGCGAACAAGACTCTCGGATGCCGACGTTGTATAACAACTCGAAATCTGAGGTTTCTTTTGGTAAAGGTTAATGACTAGGAGTTTACTATGGCTTACCCTGCTGTAGACGGTCCTTACGGACTCGTGCCGGTCGGTTTGATCGGCGGTCAGGTCTATGCCGGTGCCATTCGCCAAATCCCTATCGCTTCTGCGTATGCTACAAGTATTTTCAACGGTGACGTTGTTAAGCTGGTCGCTGATGGGACATTGGAGAAGGACACTGGTACGACTGCGGCCACCCCTGTTGGAGTTTTTCTTGGATGCTCTTACACCGATACGGACATCGGCTTCATCCAGCGAAATTATTTTCCGGCAGACACTGTCGCTAGTGACATTGTTGCTTACGTTTGCGATGACCCAGACGCTGTGTTCAAGGTAGCGGTTGTTTCAGGCACCACGGTAATTGCCGGTGTCGGTCGAACTGCTGTCGGAGCTAACGCTTCAATCGTGCAGAATGCGGGCATTTCCACAAACGGCAAGTCGCAGATTGCGCTACTTTCAACCTCGTTGGCTACTACGGCAACCCTCCCTCTTCGCGTCATTGACGTGGTTAAAGAGACTGCTGACTCGTCCGGTAATTACACCGAACTTCTTGTCAAGTGGAATGCGGGTCACCAGTACGCTAACACCACTGGCCTCGCGTAAGGAGTAATTTGATATGGCTGCTATGACTAGAGCACAAGCACTCAAAGAGCTTCTGCCGGGACTTAACGCGCTATTCGGTGACGAGTACAAGCGTTACGAGGAAGAGCACAAGATGATTTTCGAGGATGACACCTCGGATCGCTCTTTTGAGGAAGAAGTGAAGCTGTCTGGCTTCAGCGCAGCTCCCGTCAAGGGAGAGGGTGAGGCAATCACCTACGACTCAGGCCAAGAAGCGTGGAGCACTCGATACACGCACGAAACGGTCGCACTGGGCTTTGCGATTACCGAAGAGGCAATGGAGGATAATCTGTACGACTCCGTCTCTAAGCGGTACACCAAGGCACTGGCGCGAGCAATGGCCTACACCAAGCAGGTAAAGGCGGCGTCGATCCTGAACAACGCCTTTTCTGGGAGCTTCACCTACGGCGACGGCGTCAGCCTTTGCAGTACGGCGCACCCGCTTGTTTCTGGTGGCACTAACTCAAACCGTCCGACAACGGCCGCTGATCTCAACGAAACCTCTCTTGAGGACGCTGTGATTAACATCGCTGCTTGGACCGATGAGCGTGGTCTGCTGATTGCATCTCGTCCGCGAAAGCTTATCGTACCCCCGTCGCTGCAGTTTGTTGCGACACGTCTTCTGGAAACGGAAGGTCGCGTGGGCACGGCCGACAACGACACCAACGCGATGCGTAACAACGGGTCTATCCCCGAAGGTTACGGTATCAACCATTATCTGACGGATTCCGATGCTTGGTTCCTGACGACTGACATCCCCAACGGACTGAAGCACTTCACCCGTTTGGCGATGCAGAAAAAGATGGAGGGAGACTTTGATACTGGGAACGTCCGGTACAAGGCTCGCGAGCGTTATTCGTTTGGTGTTTCAGACCCTCTCGGAATCTACGGATCGCCCGGGGCCTAGTAAAAACAAAGACTTACGTCTTTTATAAGCCACCTTCGGGTGGCTTTTTTATTCCTGTTTGACTGAAATTTTAGCTTACTATATGTTTCCTGTATCGTTCACCCACAGGAAATTAAGATGGACCTAGCCAGCTTACCCGCAACTCGCAAAGAAGCTCAACGTGTCGGAGCTACGCACTATTTCACCGGAAAGCCCTGCAAGCACGGCCACATCTCCGCAAGGTTAACCAAAGGTACCTGCATGGTGTGCAGAGAAATTGAGTGGAAGGACAACAACGATAAGCGTAAAGGGAAGCCTAAGTCAGAAGCTGCGAAGCTTGCGGGTCGTCGCTATTACGAACGAAATAAAAATCTTGTAAAACGACGCGCCAAGGCAAGGACAGTAGAGGATCAGCGCAAGGCACGAAAAAAATGGAAAGAAAAAAACGCCGAGAAAGTTCAGATAGATTCCAACACTCGACGACGACGCTTGCGCGAAAGGACTCCGAAATGGCTCACAAAAAAAGACAAATCTGAAATTCTCGCCATTTACGAGAAAGCCGCAAAGTGGACGAAAGAAACTGGAACAAGCTACGTGGTTGATCACATACTCCCGTTGCGCGGAGATACGGTTAGCGGGCTCCACGTGCCAACTAACTTGCAAGTTGTCACTCGCTCGGACAACGCGAAAAAGTCCAACAAGCATTGACAAGTTTCAGGCAAAAGCCTATAACTTGTTTATCGGGATAACCGGTGGCGTCGACAGACCCGACTGACGACATGCAGACGACTCCACCTAACTCGCATGTGAGGATAGCTTAATGGCTTCTACGACTTTCTCAGGTCCGGTTACTTCCACTAACGGATTTATCGGAACCGCAACACTTCCTACTGGCCTAACG